ACCCAAAGAAGGTTCAGAAGAATCAACACAATAATAAGGAGGCATTTAACCAATGAATTATTTAGATAGAGATTTTATCGGGCAAAATAATGATGTTGGTTTAAAAGTTGAATTAACAGAAGATATTGACCGACGAATTATGGAACATAGAAACCGATTTCGTCGGTTAATTTTTAATCGTTATGTTGAGTTTCTACCCTTGCTTATTAATTATACGAACCAACAAAGCGTGGGTATTGATTTCTTACAACTTGAAATTGCTTTAAGACAGGGTTATCAAGTTGTGGTAGGTAAAGCGAGAAATGATGTCATTATGATATTGGGTTATATACAATCACAATATTTTAAAAAAAGTAACGATTTTATTAATAACTTCAATTTAACTTTTAATAGACGACTCACTCAAGATGATATTACTTTTATTATTCCTGAATATTTAAGACCTGAATATGCGTTAGAAATTGAATATTATGACGGGTGTCAAAGTGGTGATTTTGTTGTATTACGCAACAAACCCGTGAACCTCAATAATGATTATCAAATTATAGAACATTATTGCGATGAATTAGCAGAAATCATACTTTCTCGATTTTCTCTCATTATGCAATCTAAATTCAGTAAAATATTTTTATCTGATATTCAAGATGAAACAATTAACCAATTTATCAATAAATTATATAATGGTGCACCTTTTATAAAAACGGATAAATACATCGACCCAGAAGAAGATATTATTGATTTAGGCAGTGACTTTGTTACAACTGCTTTAGTTGAAATGAAACGAGAATATCAAAATAAAGTCAGTGAATTATCAAACTTTTTAGGTGTTAACTCATTAGCAGTAGATAAAGAAAGCGGTGTGAGTGACACTGAAGCTAAATCCAATCGTTCATTTACAACATCAAACAGTAATATCTATTTAAGAGGTCGTGAACCTTTTGAAATGCTCAATCGTCGTTTTAATTTAGATATTCACCCCTACTACGATGACGAAGCGATATCTGAAATGGATATTATGAATTTAAAAACTGATAATTTTGGTGGTGGTGAATCAAGTGAGTAAACACACAACAACGTTATATGAAATTATTGAAAGTGAATTACAACGCTTAGGACTCAATGAATTTGTCAATAACGATAGAATCCATTTTAATGATTTGAAACACTCGTTCATGCAAAAGATGTTATATTTTGACGATGATGTGAAACAAATTGTTGACCATATCTTTTTTAAAGGTTTCATGTTTAATGATGAACGCATTGATAGATATTTTAAAGAAAGTTTTACATTGCGTTTTTTATATCGTGAAATTGGTAGACAAACCGTTGAAGCGTTCGCGTCTCAAGTCTTATATATCACCATGACACATGAAGATTATATTTATCGCGTGTATGGTTCGGATATGTATAAATACATTGAACAAATGACAGATACACAGTCAACAGATATTGGTAAAGCGTTAGAAAATGCTATCGAACAAGGACAAACCAAAGACCGACAACAAGACAAATCACATGAAGAATACCAAGACCATGAGGACACAGTGTCTAAAGAAGCAAGCGACGACAGAAGTGCTGAAAGTACCCTACCCCAATCAAAAGTGAATGTTGATGTTGATAATACGGTACTTGATTACGCGGACACAAATAATATATCACGTAAAAAGTCGGGTAGTGAAACATTAAGCGATAAAGAAGGCACGAAAGACAGTACGTATGATTCATTAAGAAATGGTGAAAGTGATACGAAACGTAATACTGAGTCACAAAACGAAATGAATCGTACAGGTTTAACAAAGCAATACTTAATTGATAACTTGCAAAAGTTATATTCAATCCGTGATACAATATTTAAAACATATGATAAAGAATGTTTTTTACACATATGGTAGGAGGATAAGCTATGTATATAAACAATGGAAGAATTAATTATGATAATGAATATGGTTATCGTCGTGGTGTCTATCGTGAACCGTTTTATAGTGACGCATCAGATTATAATACCAATTCAAAATCATATTATGATTACTTAGCACGTTTTAATGGATTTATTTTTGAATTATGTGATTTTGTCAATGGACTTGCTGATGATATACAACATATGAAAGACACATACGAGGCACTCACATTATCCAACAAAGATGTCACATATACAGTCGGTCAAGCGGGTGATTTTGATACACTGAACCATTGCTTTGAACATATTGAAGATTTAATTGTGCAACCTAAATCTATTAGAGTCATTTTACTTAAAGATTACAAGATGGGCGAACAATTATTCTTACGTGATAAGCGATATAATCACATCACGATTACATCAGAAAATGATATTGTTGAGGCGTATGACACACCAACCAATAGACAAATTGAAATAAAAACCAATCCTATTTTTAGAGTCAAACCCCTATTTTATGGTTTAAATTCAACATTCCCTAAAATTGACTTTAAACTACAAAATAAGGATTTTTCAGATACCATTAATTGTGGTTTCTTAATGGATAATACAACGTTTGAAATGACAGAACGTGGTGGATCAATACACTTTAACTTTATTGGTTTATGTGCTGTTAGTGGTTCACATATTGAAGCGAGCTATTGTGATTTTTCCAATAATGGCAATCGAGAGCAATTAGAAGAATATAATAAAGACCAAGATATGTATGGTGACGGATTAAGAATATTTAACTCATCACTGACAGGTAATTATATGACTGTCAATCGTTGTGGTGAAATTGGAATACACTTCTCACATGGTGCAAGTGGTTATATTGATTATACAGAAGCACGTTTTAACGGGCATCATGGTTTAATGGTGACAACAGGTTCACAAGCGAGTGCGAGAAACTGTAAAATCACAGATACGATTGATGATAATGTTGTGAGTTATGCCTCAAGTGATATTGATTTAAGATATTCTGATTGTTCAAATTCACAAACAACGTATGGTTGCATTGCGACACGTTCATCAAATATTAACTTTGATAGTGGTATTGCTAATGGTTGTGGTGCAAGTGGTATTATGGCTAATAGAGGTTGCTCAATTGATGCGACAGGTGCGACGGCATCACGTAATAAGTGGCATGGTGTGATTGCAAGTAACAACTCAAAAGTGGATTTCACAAGTGGTAATGCCAATGAAAACGGCATTGACGGTATACAATCTACACACGGTTCAACTGTACAAGCGAGATTGTCAACGACGAATGGTAACCGTCGAAATGGTGTTTTAGCTTATGCAGGAGATGTGTATTGTCAAGAAATTAATTGCGATGGTAACGGACGACGTGGATTAGAAGCGACACGTGGGGGTTATATCGCGTCGTATGGTGCAAAAGTGAGTAACTCAAAAGATGATAACGTACTCGCGTATGGTTCAGTGATTTCAATTAATGAAGCAGTAATCACAGGTGCTGGACGTAACGGCATTGAAGCTACACGTGGAGGACAAATATTTGCTGATAGAATAAAAATACAAGGTGCTAAAGATTACGGTATTTTAGCGTATGCGTCTAAAGTTTTTGCAGAGGCTGGGGCGATTGGTGGTTGTAAAAATGAACCCGTTTATGCAACACGTGGTGGTGAAATAACAATTTTCGACCCTACCATTGTGAGTGGTAAAACCGTATTTAATGTATATAATGGGGGTCGAATATTTACCGATAAAGATAAAGGTTATTCTACAAATGTTGACCCTAACACAATCACACCAAATGGGTTTATAATAAAAGGGTAAACTGAGACGCATTTATCTTTGATAACTTAGCGTCTCGTTCGTGACAACGACGCGTTGTTAGTTTTAACTAACAACCGACGTTGACCACGTTTGATTATTTTAAAGGAGGTCAAAGAGTGAAAACACAACAACAAGCTAAAGAATGGATTAACTCACATACCAATAAAGGCGTAGACTTTGACGGAATGTATGGTTACCAATGTATGGACTTAGCCGTTGCTTACATTTATTATGTGACTGATGGTCAAGTTCAAATGTGGGGTAATGCAAAAGATGCTATTAATAATAATTTCAAAGGATTGTGTACCATTTATCGTAATACCCCTAGTTTTAAACCCGAGTTAGGCGATGTAGCTGTGTATACATCTGGGTTTTATGCGACATACGGACACATACAAGTAGTTATCAGTGGTAACTTAAACTATTATGTGTGTCTTGAGCAAAATTGGAATGGTAACGGTGCAAGTTATCAAGAATTAGCAACCGTAAGAACACATTATTATGATGGGGTGACACACTTTATACGTCCGCATTTTACGGGTCAAAGACAGAAACAAAGTAAAAATAGTAAAAAACCATCAAAACCATCAAAACCATCAAAACCATCAAAACCATCTAAACCTCAAACAGAGTTTAAATGGTATGGTAGATTTACGGCACATAAATCCAATACAAAACCGATTGTTGTACGTACATCACCATCATTAAAAGGACAAATTGTTGATGGTGATTCTTGGATTTTTCCAAATGAATATGTTAATTTTGACCGTATTTATAAGCGCGATCATTATTGGTGGTTAGGTTTTCATTATGTTAAAAAAGGTAGCAGTAAAGAACGTTTCTTTATGCCGATTGGTAAAATTGAAGATAAACAAGAAAAAATACTCAATGAAAAACATCTTTGGGGAAAATTGGAGGTTAACTAGATGGCTAGTAAATTTGTAAGAAGTGTCAAAGATATTTATCACTTAGAACAATTTAATACAAATCTTTTAGACGAAAATGATATATGTTCAACCATTGATGGTGATGTTTATATTTATACTAAAAACGGTTTTCTTCATTTAGACAGTATTGAACCCTTACAAGATGAGGTTCAAGAAGTACAGGAAAAGTTATCCGATAATGAAAAACGTATCTATGATAGTGAAGAAAAAATCAAAGTGATTGAAACATCAGTTGAAGATAACAAATTAAAAGTGAAGGAAGTCACTGAAAAATTAGACAATGCACATTTAGATGAAATGAAACAAAAACTGGATTCCATCAATATCGATGATTTGAAACAAGAACAAGAAACGTTATCAAAAAAGATTGACGAAACGACAAACGAAACAAATAAAAAAATTCAATCGAATACAGATAAAATCAATGAAATGAATATGACAGATACAGGTTGGCAAAATATTGACATCACAGGTTCAGGACTCGTCGCACACACAGACCCACCCCAATATCGCATCACTAAAGTTAAAGGCATTAAAACTATCGCTTTACGTGGTGCAGTTAAAGGATATAAAGGGAGTGGCTCAGTAACAATAGGAAAACTACCTATCAACGGGGAACTCTCAAACCCAGATTATTTTGTACAAAATACATCTATGAAAAGTGGGAGTGTTTATTTCACAAGATTCACAGTTAAACGTGACGGTAGTATTATAATAGAGGGGACAACATATCCGAGTCCAGACGGGACAGAGTGGTGTCCGATTAATACCGTATTTTTAGACTAAATTATGATATAATAGACACGTGAAAACGTGTCTATTTTTACATATAAGGAGGTTAAAAAAATGGCAGATAGAAAACTCACTGATTTTGTGTTTTACTATAATACACCGTTAACAGACTATCAGAACACCATTCATTTTGATAGTGACAGTGAACGTGATGATTATTTTTTAAACGGAAATCATTTCAAAAGTATCAATTATGAAAAAATACCCTTTAACTTTATTCGTGACAGAAACGAAATTAATTTAGAACAGATGTCATGGCAAGATGCACAGGGGATTAATTATTGTACGTTTAAATCAGATTTTGAAAATCGACGTTATTATGCGTTTGTCAACAAGATTGAATATGTGAATGATAGGGTGACACGTTTCTATCTCGTTATAGATGTCGTGATGACGTATACACAGGGTGATGTGTTAACTCAAGTTCAAAATGCGTTTGTTGAGCGTCAACACCTACCAAGAGAGGTTTATAACTACTTATTACCCGCCTTACGCAATAATGATGACGTGATTAAAGCCAGTAATAAATACTATTTAAATAACTATCTTGAACAATTTGGGGGTAATCTCGTATTATTCCAATCAAGTGCTGATTTATCTAAAAAGTTTGGGACTAAAAAAGAACCCAACTTAGAATCTTCAAAAGGGATTACGTACGATTACATTACAAGTCCAGTGAATTTATATATCATGAATCGACAAGATTTTAACGAATTTATGGATAAAATGAGTAAATACCCTTGGATAACCCAAAACTTCCAAAAAATTATACTCATACCCGCATCATTTATTAATATTGACGATTTAGAGAGTGTGAAAACCCAAGAGGATATTAAAGGGTTAATGACACTGAAAACAGATAAATTATCTAATGAGTGGGAATTGAAAAACTTAAATATTCCATATGACCGATTACGTGAGATGATTAATGCGAATCAAGATGAATTAAAACACCTCATACGTAATGAGTATATGACAATAGAGTTATACTCATGGAACGGTGACAGCTTGTTGGTAGACGCTGGTAAAATTTCAGAAAAGACAGGATTAAAATTTAGAACCAAATCAATTATAGGTTATCATAACGAGGTTCGCGTATATCCCGTGGATTACAACAGTGCACCGAATGAAAAACCTATTTTAGATACTGATAATCATGTCTTAATTGATACAGGTTCATTCTTAAATACGGCTATCACCTTTGATAGTTTCGCTGAAGTGCCTATATTAATTGATAATGGTATTTTAGGACAATCACAACAAGCCTATAAACAAAAAAACGCACAAAGTAATTTAATCACATCACGTATTCAAAATATTGCGACGGGTAGTGATATAAAATCTAAATTTTATGACGCAGCCAGTATCGCTTCAAATTTAAACCCAACAGCGTTATTTTCAAAATTTAATGATGAATATAATTACTATAAAGAATTACAAGCTGAATATAAAGACCTTGCGTTACAACCCCCAACGGTCACATCTAGTAATATGGGGAATGCGTTTCAAATCGCAAACAGTATCAACGGTATCACAATGAAGATTGGTGTACCGAGTCCGTGGGATATGAATAATATCATGCGTTATTATTTCTTACTTGGTTTTGAAACGAACGACCAAGCAGGGAGTCCGTTTTCAATTCATTCATGGACGGTATGTAATTACTTACGTATGCGTGGGACATATACCATTGATAATATTGACCCGATGTTACTCGAACAACTGAAAGCATTACTTGAAAGTGGTGTGAGATTTTGGCATAACGACGGTTCAAATAACCCAATGGCACAAAACCCGTTTAAAAATAAATTTAGAAAGTAGTGATTAAACATGGATCATGCAGAAGTACACGTAAAATTGACACAATCCGATTTATTTCACACCTTTTTTTATGCAGGTGATTTAAAACTTTTATATTTTTTAATGATACTCATGGCAATGGATATTATTACAGGTTTAGCCAAAGCCTTTAAAAATAAAAACTTGTGGAGTCGTAAATCGATGTATGGCTTTGGACGAAAGATACTTGTTTTTTGTATCATTATTTTATCAAATATCATCGACCAAATTTTACAATTGAATAATGGTTTACTCATGGTAACCATATTTTTCTATATCGCGAACGAGGGATTATCTATTGTTGAAAATTGTTCAGAAATGGGCGTACTCATTCCCGAAGCAATCGGTGAAAAATTAAAAGTGATACGTAGTCGTGACAATAAACCGATGAAAGAAGTAGATAAAGATGAATGATAAAGAAAAAATCGACAAGTTTATACACTCTAATTTAAATGACCCGTTCGACTTAAGCGTCGATGATTTAGTACCTAAAGTGAAAGGTATAGGACGTTTCTCTGCATGGTGTGGGAATGATTCAGGAAAAATTAGACAAGTCTTGAATGCTGTTAAAAGCATAGGGGTCTCGCCCGCACTTTTTAGTGCCTATGAAAAAAATGAGGGGTATAACAGTGCTTGGGGTTGGCTCAACCATACAACACCTCAAGGCAATTATTTAACTGACGCACAATTTGTCGCACGTAAACTTGTCTCACAATCACGACAAGCAGGCACGCCGAGTTGGATAGACGCAGGGAATCCCGTTGACTTTGTACCCGCAAGCGTTAAAGCAAAAGGAAATTACGATTTTTCACATCATATGAAAAACGGTAAAGTCGGTCGTGCTTATATTCCACTCACGGCCGCCGCAACTTGGGCGGCGTATTACCCAGAAGGGTTACAAGCAAGCTATAACCGAGTTCAAAATTACGGGAATCCATTCTTAGACGCAGCTAATACCATACTCGCGTGGGGTGGTAAAATAGACGGAAAAGGTGGGTCAAGTAGTGGTTCAAGTAGTGGTAGTTCTAGTGGTGGGCTTGATGTTATCGCACGTGCCTTTGAAGCATTTCTTAAAAAATTACAAGACAGTATGCAGTGGGATTTACACTCTATTGGTACTGACAAATTTTTTTCAAATCAGATGTTTACCATTACCAAAACATATAATAACACGTATCGTTTAAATATGAATCAAAAATTACTTGATGAAATGAAAGACCTCATATCAAGAATTGACGGTGGGAGTGGTAACGATACGGGTGCAGATGATAGCGACCATGGTGGTAAAGGGGGTAAATCTGTTGCACCGAACGGAAAAAGTGGTAGAAAAATCGGTGGTAACTGGACGTATGAGAATTTACCACAAAAGTATAAAGACGCGATTGAAGTACCGAAATTTGACCCTAAATATTTAGCAGGCAGTCCGTTTGTAGGTACGGGTGACACAGGACAATGTACAGAATTAACGTGGGCGTATATGCACCAAATTTGGGGTAAAAAACAACCCGCTTGGGATAATCAAGTCACCAACGGTCAACGTGTTTGGGTGGTCTATCATAATCAAGGGGCACGTATCACACACCGACCCACCGTAGGCTATGGATTCAGTAGTAAACCGAATTACTTGCAAGCCATGTTACCGGGTGTCGGACACACTGGGGTTGTTGTTGCCGTATTTAAAGACGGTTCATTCTTAACTGCCAACTACAACGTCCCACCTTACTGGGCACCGAGTCGTGTTGTTGAATATGCACTGATTGATGGTGTACCCGAAAATGCAGGGGACAATATTATGTTCTTTAGTGGAATTAAGTAAATTTTATGCTATAATATAAATATGCTAGATATTCTAGTAAATAAAAACAAAACATAATCCGTATGGCAAACGATACTTGTCACTATACCTCGAAAAAAAGACGCTACGATGTAGCGTCATTTTTTATATCTTGATGTACCATATACAATATATTTAGGTCACATTTATTTTTAATTTCAAATTTGAAAGGGAATAAATCACTAAATGAAAATGCACCGACTTCACTTTCTATATATAAAATATCATCGTCGTTCACATCATCATATTCTTGTCTTGCTTGTTTTAAAACATCTTCTTTTCTATCTTCCAATGATTTTGTAAAGTAAAAATCATAGGGCGTGCCTTTTTCTATATAGGTTTTTGAAGGATAAATCGAAATCGTTTTTTGTTCGTTATAAATCGATTTGTTGTTGTAAACAATGGCTTTATGGTGAAAATCATTTTTGATAAAATTTTCGAATGTTTGGTTTTTATTAAATGCGTCTAAAGGTATACCCGCACTCGCAATTTTAATCGTGTCATCTTCTTTTTGGTAGGCGTACTTTTTATGATTGAGTACATACATTTTTTTAATGACGTGGTTTTCAATGTCCCACTTACCTAAGGCGATTGGGTCAAATAAATCATGATTGATTTTATGTTTAATTTTAGACTTTAAATATAAACTGTCTGTATCGCAATATATAAAACATTCATCTATTTCAGGTTGCGTTAGAGATTGCAACGGTTCAAGTAAATTATAAAGGGCTTGTGAGGTTACAAACGTAGAAAATAATAAATTACGTTCACTGTTTTTATAACCGTTTTCATGATTAACAATAAAACCATCTTCATCACGTCTAAACAAATTAAAATGAGAACGTAGGGCAGGTATACCATAAAGACCATTCAAAACAACTTTACTTAACATGATTTCTTCTTTGGAATAGGTGTGTGTATTAACTTCATCAGTGATTTTATAATTATAAGGGGAATTCATAATGATTTTTTTATCTAATTTACCTTGTGTTTTAACAAAGTAATTATGATGAATAATATCACGCGCACCAAAATATTCACATTCATAGCACACAAACGCAAATACTTTTATTTTGTCAAAAGTTAAACCCGTTAAATCTCGAATCATGCGTAAAGTGTTTGTATTTATATTAACAAACTTTTTATCATTATTGTAGTATTTAACTAAACATTGTTTAATTAAATCACTTTCGATATGTCTTAATATGGTACGATTAAACGTCACCTTATCCATTTTATAAAGGGAGAAAAAATCTTTATTATCTAACTCAACTTGTATTGAAGTCGGTTGTTCAAATTCATCAAAATCATGTATATACATCGGTAGCTTTTCATGATACATCACATAAGGATAACTACTGTTAATATCAATTGAAAAACATTCCTCATCAATGATTTTGTCAACGTATCGTGAATTATACATATTTAAACCACCACGATAGAAACCTTTGATAAAGTCATAAAAATTCATATCAAAAAATGTAAAATCCGTATATGATATTTTTTGTTTACCTTTTTGATTGAGTAATTGCAATCGTGTTGTTTCATTATTAATATAACTTTTCATAATATTCACACTAAAGGTCATCGCACTATAATCAAAGTTTGGGAATATATCACTATAATGGATATGACACATACCTAGAATAATCACGTCATTACGAATATAAGTCATTTGTGATTCTGTGAGCCCAAGAAAACATTCATAAGCATAATCATAGGCTTCACTGTCATTCATATCATGTTCAACATCAAACACATCATAGTCAAAATCAGTTTTTAACTCATTGTCACTGATAAACCCGCCGTCTTTGAGCTTTTTACCGAGTGTAGCGATTGATGTATTGGTTTTCATAAAATTATCTATAATATTAAACTTAAATCCCTTTAAATACATCATTAAATCTAAATTAATACTTGATTTGACACGTTTTTCTAAAATTACATTGGTTTCTTTGGATAATAATTTTGCTTCATTGATGTTCACGGTATTTTCGTTATCTTCTGCACTTTTCATAAATAAGTTTTTGATAATGAGGTCGTTACCAAAATAATGCCTAGTATCATGTAGTAGAAAGTGATTATCATATTTATTACAGTTATGTGCGATCATATTGATGGTTGTTTTTGATTTCGTAATGGTATCACGTCTTTTTGCATATTCGAAAAAAGATTGATAAAAGGCTTTAAAACTAGGAAAGACTTCTACATCAATGTGTTCACCATCATACCAACCAATTGCAACACTATATGTCACGTTTTTATATTTTGTAGGTTTTTCTCTGCCTTCTATCTTATTATAGTTTAAAGTTTCTATATCCCAATAAAGAGTCATATTTTTTTGACCTTTATGTTTTTGCATTGCTTCTAATAATCCCATGTCTACACCTCTAATCAAAAATCATTATAACATATTAAAAGCAACATGTAAAAACTTTACACATTGCTCATAAATGATTGGACTAGATTTTTTTTGGTGCGTTCAATGTAATTATCATGATACATTTTTTCTTTTTGTTCAAAAGGTTTGTAACCGTTTTTATTGCGTTCTTCTTTTAAATGATATTTAATAATTTTATTCATATTTAATTCAATAAAATTATCTTCATTTAATATAAATGATTTACTATAAGCATTATCAAAATGAAGATTGGAAGGATTATAATAACGCTTAGAATGATTTTCTTTATAAAAACTCTCTTTTAAAAACAATGCCCCATGTTCAACATCTGACACATCAGTACAAAACTGGTAATTGTCTGCGTAAGGGACGACTTTAATATTGGTTTGGTAGTCATTCAAGTGATACATCACTTTAATAAAATTGTAAGGGGTTTTAATATAGAAAAAGTTTCCATTACTTGATATATGTGACCGTAACGCATCATCAGCTAAATTAAATGTATTAAAATCAAATTCACCCGTAGTCATAGAATCGTTATCCGTATTAAATGCACGTGTATTACGATTCTCATTAGAAAATTCATTACGCCTCATCTCAAGCATAATATTACCGTATTGTCGCTTCGTATTCATCGCAAACTTTGAATGATGTTGTAATTGTTCGTATATATTTAAGTTTGCAAGTAGGGGACTTGAAAAGTTAACCGCATTACCTAGTAAGACAATTTTCGGAATTTTAATATAATCAATATTACCATGATTTCTGTCTATGGATTCGTAAATCGTCTTTAACTTTTCCCACTCATCAATCAAGTAGTCACTTTCTAATGCTAGAAATTCATCATATATGATAATCGGAAAGTTTTTCATGAAGTTGGAATGATATTTTAAATCTGTTGCGTTATTGAGATGTGTAATAATCCCTATTTCTTTATCACCATAACCCACTGCAATATAGTCTTGTGTGTTTCTAAAGAATAGATCATTATCGTTAAAATGTTTTTGTTCGATACAAATACGTTCTAATAATTCACGATACGCGTCACGTAATGTATGATGTCTTGCAAGTAGCGTAAATTTAATGTCTAAATCAATGGCTAACTTCATAAAAAAAGCAACATAGTTAAATGTTTTACCATCTGAACGGTTAGATATTGAAATAAGAAAGTCTATATCTAAATTCATTAAATCATTAGCAAGTTCAATTTGGTTATATTGTTTCGGTATTGAACGTCTAAACTTAGTTACAAAGTTTTGGTAGTCTTTCACTTGACTGAGTCGTGACTTTTTCATGTTGTCCCTCCTTACTTGAATAATAATCAATAATATCTTGTATACTTTCAAACATGATTTAACCCACCCGTCTGACGTAATAAACCACGTTATATTTCACTCGTTTTTTATTCGCAATGTCTGGTACGTTCGTGGCTTCTGCGAGTTCCTCAAATAGCTTTTCCGTTGATTTAATAAAGTGTGACATTTCTTGTGACCCGTCATTTTCTTTGACGGCTTCTTGGAAGAGGTGGCGTTTGTGCATATTCCCTTTTTGTTCCCAGTCATAGTCCAATTGTTTATAGACATTTTCTATTTCTGTTAACTTTTCTTGATTTTTTCCACTGACTAAACTTTTAGCGTCAATATAACTTATCTTTTTGGGTTGAGGTAATTTGACTTTACCTTTTTCCACAAATAAATTATTAAATTTGTTATATTCATGAATATATTCTTTTTGTAATTCTTCATCATCAAATAAAAAAACAAATCCGTCACGTTCATAGGTTGTTTTATTTTTAGTCGTTGCATTTCTAAACGCGTTAGAACGTGGTATTTTATTATTTTTCATACTTATACACCTTCATCAAAAAATTCATAGTATTGTTGTATTAATTTATAATAAATCATTTCATGACCCCACTTGGTAGGGTGTAGCCCGTCTTTCATTGATGAGTGTCTAAACGTTTCATCATAAGGATTGATTAAAGGGTCCGTATAAGCATCGTATAACGCTACATTTAAACGTTTTGCTTCACTTACTTGTGCAGTCACATAATCATTTAAGGATAACCCTTTTTTATTTTTATCTGTATCGCGACGTATAACGTCACCATTATCATTAACTTTTGCTTGTTTTGTTGGTGTCATCACAATGATTTTTACATTTTTGTTTTGTTCTCTAATATTAGTAATGATTTCTTTCATTGCACCGATATATGTGTCATTTTTATCATCATGATTCCCAATCTCTACACCGTCACCATTTAACCAATCATCATCAGTGCCTTGTACAATCACTAAATCTTTATTTTTGATTTGTTTTGATTGATTTATCATATTATTATCGGAATTTGTTGAATAGGTCGCACTACTTTCTGCGACATTTTCAACGTTAATATTAAGTTTTTCTCTAAACATATCACCAAAGTTTTGTGATGCATAAGAGCCTTTTGCGACACTATCACCAATGATACCCATACTTTTAATATTTCTTATTGATGAAATAGGGGTGTAATCTTGCATCACTGTACCATTTAACGTCTTAACTGTTTTTACAGTAGGGATATTTTTATGGTCAGGTTGTTTTTTATTTTTATCTGGTTTTGTTTGAGATGGTTCTCCACTTGGATATGTTCCACTTGCACGGTTAATATCATAAACTTTTTTATTTTGGTTTGCCTCATATTCATATGTTTTATATTGATATTGGTCTATAAGTTTCCCGTCTTTATAAATGAGTATATGTGAATCATCGTCATTAATGAGCCATATATCTGATGTTGTATTTAAAAATAATAAATCCTTAATAGCAATATTTTGATGCTCGCGATAATTATTATATATATCCTTTTCTAAAAAATGAGAAATAGGGGAATCCATTGTTATCTCGATTTCATCATCAACATTAAATAAATCATTTTTATTAATGATATAGGTTTTCGTTACTGAACCATTATCAAAAATAACATAAGACCCGTTATTACTTGAATACTTTTGATTTTTAATATCATGTTTCCAAACATAATCAATGAGTTCATTTAAGTGTAACTTTAACTGGTGGTTAATTATCAAAATATTTTCCCTCTCTTTCTAAATCATTTAAAATACGCGTAATATCATCAATTGCGTATTCTAATGCTAATTTTTGTTCATCTGTTAAATCGTATTCATTTAAAGCGTTTACAATTAAATAGTATGCCTTAATCAATTTCAATCTTATCTACCCCATTCACTAATGAAACTAATGTTATTGACATTATACCATAGAATATTAAAAACGATGTGACGATAACTCCAAACATATATAGTCCTCCTCATAATAAAAAGGAGGCATTGCCCCCTTTATTTAAATTTTTATTTAAAATGCTAAATCATCATTTGTATCAAAAGGATTGCGTTGTGTCTCTTGTTTTCCTTTTTGACTTGGTACTAAATGAATGCCATATGATTTACGATTATATTTTTTAGATTCAAATTCATAAATTTCAAAATCAAATAAACGTTGATTGATCGCTTCAACCATTTCACTATCTTGTCGCATTTCTTCAATCATGTCTGTTAAGTGTTGAGGACAATTCACGATATAATCACCACTGATAATGACACCTTGATTACCATATTTACCCTTCGTGTTAATGAATAGTGCTTCGATAGGGTAGGTTTTTGATGAATCCAATTCACCTAATTTAATGTATTCTCTTTCTTTTTCATTGTCATACTCGAATTTTGATACACCGTTTGAATATTTGTTTAATAAGTCTTTTACATTTGCCATTGTTATATCTCCTTTATACTTGTATTTGTAATAATTCATCATATGAAACTGTAATTGTTTTTGATGTTCGTTTACTGTCGAGTAGCGTATGTCCTTCTGGAATATGCTCTAATATTTCACGTTTTGTGATTCTGTAATCTTGTTTAGGAATAAAAAAGTCATATTCTTCATTTCTATCATTTTTTGAATAAATAATAAAACCCTTAATTTCAACATCAATATAATTCATCAATACACCTCCGTTTATAATATTTTAGTAGAATATAGTATTAACTGAGTTCATTAGAATATCATTAGAAAATGTGTACGTTATAGTTGTTATAAAAACCTTTGTAAAATTGCCATTGTGCTAAACCGTCATCACCTGCTAAATATTGAAGTAGGGACTTATCTTCATTTTCATCATTAATAAATTTTAAAACAGGTTCATTGTAATTAATCAATAATTGTTGGCATGCAACTAATAAATTATTTGCATTTTCTGCAGTGTAAAAATCATTCCATTGTTGTAATAAATTAAATAGTTGCAACATTTCCGTATAGGCTTGACCTTTTTCATCTGTCACTTTTTCTCACCTCCATTTCTAACTTGATTCTATTATATAATAAGCAAAAATTTTTTTCAATAGTTTTAGTGATATTTTTTGTAAAAGTTTCACTCATTTTTCATCGTGCTTTCAGTGGGATTTTATTTTTGCCATGTTTTGGATTTGGTATCGTTACTGGTAAGTTTTGAATTTATTTTTTGTTTGAGGTTTAACCCGTTTTTTCTGTCGCTACTTATGAAATTTTTATCTCGTTACTTTAACAAAATCCGTTGCTGATTTTTAAATTAATTTTTTATCCCTTTAACTCGAAATTTTTTTCGCTACGTTTTCAAAATTAGCGTTCTGTTTCGAGGGGGGGCTGGGGTGAATTACC